TGGAGCGGGATTGGGGCATCGTGTTCCCATACGCCATGGATTATATCACGCCAGGAATGATCCTGGCTGAAGACGCACAGCCTGCGCTGATCACCACGCCGAATGCGTCGATCCCGGGGTTCTTCACACAGCTTGTCGACCCCGAGGTCGTGCGCATCCTGCAAGCACCCAACAAGGGTGCGGAGATCCTGGGCGAGCAGAAGAAGGGAACCTGGGTCGACCAGACGATTTTCATTCCGGTGGTGGAAAACACCGGTGAGGTCTCCAGCTATGGTGACTTCAACGCCAATGGTCGTTCCGATGTCAACGAGATGTGGGAACAGCGTCAGGCGTATTTGTTCCAGACCATCATCGAATACGGTGATCTGGAAGTGGAGCGTGCCGGTGCCGCCAAATTAGAATTGGTATCGGAGAAGCAACAGGCTGCGGCCAAAACGCTCGACAAGTTCCTCGACCTTACCTACCACAACGGCATCTCGGGGCTGCTCAATTACGGCATCCTGAACGACCCGTCGCTACCGGCGGCGCTGACACCGGGCAGCAAGACGGCGGGCGGCGTCAAGTGGATCGCGTCAGGCGTGGTGAACGCGACGGCAGAGGAGATCTATGAAGATTTCCAAAGCATGTTCAATCAGCTTGCGTCGGTGTCACAAGGCTACATCACGGCTGAAAGCTCGATGAAGCTGATCTATCCGAACACGGTCGCTGGCGCGCTGACCGCGATCAACAGCTTCGGCATCACCATCAAAGCTTTCATCAAGGAGTCGTTCCCCAATATCGAATACGTCTCTGACCCGCGGTATGCGACGGTGGCGGGTAACGTCATCCAACTGATCGCTGCCGAGTTCGACGGCAAGAAGACCGGCTATTGCGGGTTCAACGAGAAGTCCCGCGACCACGCGCTGGTGCGCAGCCTGTCGTCCTACGCGCAGAAGAAGACCGGCGGAACCTGGGGTGCGATCATTCGTTATCCCTTGTCGTTCGCGCAGATGCTGGGGGTGTAGGCGATGCCAGGAACGATGTCGGTAGCGTGCAAGATACCGAACGGCTTGATGCTCCGCGTGTTCGCGCCCGAGAAGATCATGGTGCCGATCATGGCGGGTGGCGCCAAAGAGGTCACCCGCTGGCGACCGACCGCATGGTCGCAGAAGCTCAACGGACCGGCACGCAAGATCGGTCAGGATGTCAGCTATCAGATCATGCACGGCTTCGGTCTGACGCATGGCGTCGATGCCGATCAGTTCGCGATCTGGCTGGAGCAGAACAGGGACACCGAGATGGTGAAGCTCGGTCTGGTGTTCGGCCAAGCCAAGACCAACGACGTGATCCAGCAAGCGAGCGAACATCGCAAGGAAAAGAGCGGCCTGGAGCCGGTCGATCCGAACAACCTGCCCGACGAGTTCAAGCGCAAGATCGAGACCGCCGTCGCGGCGTAGGAGGAGCCATGCCCACCGTCACTGTCGCGTCGCGGCTGGACATGAATGTCCTGATGTTCAGCACGCCTGACCCAGGATACAATCCCGAGTTAGTATATACGATTGTAGGACAGCGCGATCCGAACAGCCTGGAAATACATGGCTGGGGGCTGACCTACGAGGTGGATGAGACGGCGTTCAATGAGTTCATGACCGCCAATCCGCATTTGGGCGAGTTCATCACCGTTGCGACTCAAGAGCAGATCGACGCGGCGGAAGATCCCGCCAACACCCATGGCTACGAACTGGGGTTTGAGCCGACGCCGCCTATACAGGTGTTGCCACCGGTCAACGTCGACGTGCCATACATCTGGCAGGAGGAGCAGCGCATGCGCTGCACGATGGGGAACTGGGAGAATGTTCCTACATCGTATTCTTACCAATGGATGCAGGACGATACGCTGCCGATCGGCGCCGACAACGATACGCTGCCGATGCTGGCCAGCAATGACGGGCACACCATAACCTGCGTGGTCACGGCGACCAACGCGATGGGTTCGACTGAGGCGCCGCCATCCAACAGCGTTCTCTACACCGCGCCGGTCGCGGCAACGTCGGCGGAATTGATCGGGGCCGATTTCACCGACCCCGAACTGGCCAGCGTGATCAGCTATTTCAACAACAACTCGGGCTTCAATCTCGGGTTCGATATCGTGGTCGACGGCATCACGTTAAGGCTGTCGTATGTGTTCGGCGCGGTCACGACGGCGCAGGACATCTGCGACGGCATCAATGCCGCAGTTGGCGCCTGGGCGATTGCGTCGGTCTCCGCCTATGCGCCGTGGCAGTTCATCATCCATAGCCCCACGACTGGCGCGACCTCGACCATCGGCTACGCGTCGCCACCGACCGCGCTGGCATCGCGAGGCTCAGTCGCCGGGTTGATGGGCAGCGTCGGTCTGCGCACGGGTGATCCGCGCGCCGGAAGACCGACCCAGGACATATCGTTGCTTATGAAACTACGCCAGTCGACCGGCGCTATCACCGTGCAGGGCATCGACGCCTCAGGCAAATAGCAGAAAGGGAATACCACGATGGCTCTTGTAATCGTTGCGTCGGCGCTGCCGATGGCGGTGCAATGCACCAGCACAGCCGAACCCGGCCTGGAACCGGCCTACTCGGTCGACCTCGTCGGCGAGCGTGACATCGCCGCGATCCATGGCGTCGGCCTCACCTACGACGTAGACGACGTTGCGTTCAACGAATGGATCGCGCTCAACGTCGAACTCGCGCCCAACATCAGGATCGTGACCCAGGCGGAGATCGATGCCTGGAGCGATGTCAACGACAAGTATGGCTACGAGCTTGGCCTGGAGATCGAGGGCGGCGGAACGCTGGCAGCGGAGGGCGCTTTGGGAGCGATCGACATGGTTGGCAATGCGGAACAGATGCGGGCCGCGGCGCTGCGTCGACGCATGGCAGAGGTTACCCTGCGGCAGGCTGAGGCGGCACGCGCGCAGGCTGAGATCGATGTCGAGACCGCCAAGGCGGAGCGCGACATCGCGGAAGCCGTCGCGCGCGAGGCAACCGCGGCAGCGACCGCGATGCAGGAGACGATCAAGCAACCGCCAGCGACACTCAAGCAGGAACCGGCTCGCCACGAGGTGCAGCCGTCGCGTGATGCATGAGCGTCACGGTTCCGACGCCTGACCCGAACATCGTGATCTTCGACTACCCGTCGTGGATCGGGATGTATCCCGAGTTCGTTGCTGTTACGCAACCTAGAGCCACGGGGTTCTTCCGGCAGGCGTGCGTGTTCTGCGACAACACCCCATGCTCGCCCATTCCTGCCCAGGAACCGCGCGCGACCTATCTCGACATGATGACGGCGCACATCGCGGCGATGAACGGCGGACTGACGGCGTGCGGCGTGCCAGCGGGCGGCGGTGGCGCGGCGCTTGTGGGCCGCATCACCAGCGCCTCTGAAGGCTCGGTGTCGATCAGCGTGGCTGACATCGGCGGCGGTGATGGTCCTGGCGCCCAATGGTATTATCAGACGCCCTACGGCGCCGCGTTCTGGGTCGCGACCGCGCAATACCGCACGTGGCAATACTTCATCGGCCCGCAGCCCTTCCCCGAGGCGAACGTCTATCAGGGCAGGCTCGGCGCATGGCGGCGCTGGTAAGAAAGAATCCCGGTGCGCTTGCCGCACTGGGGCGCAAGGTCGCTGGCGAGCGCACCCTGAAGGTCGGTTTCCTGCAAGGCGGCAAATACCCTGACGGCACGTCAGTGCCATCGGTCGCCGCGTGGAACGAATTTGGCGTGCCATCGAACAACCAGCCGCCGCGTCCGTTCTTCCGCATCATGATTGCGGAACAGTCGCCGAAGTGGGGCAAGATGGCGGCTGTCCTGTTGCAGCGAAATGGCGGCGACATCGACGCAACGCTGGATCTGATGGGCCAGGAGATCCAGGGGCGCATCAAGGAGTCGATCAACGCATTGCTGACGCCGAAGCTGGCGGACATCACGATTGCCCGCAAGGGCCATGACAAGCCGCTGATCGACACGGCGCTGATGGTGAACTCAGTCAACTATGAAGTGGTGAAAGAATGAACCTGCACCAGATGGTCGCTGGCGCGATCGGTATGGTCAACCCTTTCATTACGGTCGAGATCCTGCGCTCCGCCGGATACACCACCAACCCAGACGGCTCGCGCACGCCGACCTATGTCACGCTCAGCGGTCCTGCCCAGGTGCAGGATATGTCAACCGACGAGTTGCGTCTGCTGTCCGACGCCGGGATCAATATCCAGGGTATACACAAAGCAATATACCTGAACGGCGGCTGGGCTGGCATCGTCCGCGCCGACCAGCAGGGCGGCGATGTATTTCGTTTCAGCGGTTACGACTGGCTGGTCACGGTGGTCCCCGAACAATGGCCAGACTGGACCAAGGTGATGGTCACAATGCAGGCGACCAAACCTGAGTCTCCGTTTACCACGCCGCCGCCAGCGGTGGCTTTCAACAGGAGTCAACGATGAGCGGTAGCGTAGCGCCCCCTATAGGCAACACCGTAGCTATCGAGGATACCACGGTGCCGCCGGATACACAAAAGCAGCTACAGGACTACTGGCGATCATTCGGTCCATATCATGGAGCGATCGTGCCCACCACGGGGTGGGACGGCGGCAGCACGCGGTGGGATGGCGGCGAAACAATCTGGGTAAACTAAGGAGAACAACACCATGACATCATCAATCGACGTGACCAAGCCGCAAACCGGTGAGGCTTACACCCAGGACATGCGGGATAATTTCAGCGCAGCCGCAGCCGAGATCTCTGCCTTGCAGGAATCGATCGGCGGCATGGCGGCTGGCTCGATGATGATCGGCACGGCGCCGACATCGATGGTGATCTCGGTCGGTGTCGGCGCACCCGGTGGGGCGACGCCTGGGTTCGACATGCAAGGTTCGCTCTACGTGGACAGCCAGGGGCCGCTTGGCACCGTGCTGTATATGTCAGGCGGCGATGGCACGTGGTCGGCGCTTGGCTGATGTCGCCCGACGAAGACGCGGACAAGCCGTCGCGGCAATTGTTGCTCAAGGAGGCAGACCGCCTCTTTGAACAACAGATCGATTTTACCAATGTCGCAACCGAACCGGTTACCGAGACCATAGCCGCGGTCGAAGTCACGACCGAGACGGTGACCGAGTTCTTGCCTGTCGTCATTCCAACCGAAACGGTGGACGCGGGCGGGGCGCCTGATCTGGGTCCAAGCAGCGAGGATACCTACGTCCCTGAGGATGACGAGCAGAAATTGATTTACCACTGGCTGGTGTATGGTCCTGAATGGCGCGCTGACATCGTGGTCGCGCCGCCGCCTGATGATATCAGTATCCCCAGCGATCCGGTGGTCAACCCGCTGCATTTCCCGCGCCCGCGCCAGATTGGCCACCGTGATGATGGCACGCGCCGGATGATCAAGGTGCGGGAGTAGCGAAGATGCCGCTGACCGACAAGGGCGAGAAGATCAAGTCGAACATGGAAGAAACCTACGGCGCCGAGAAGGGCGAGAGCGTGTTCTATGCCAGCCGCAACAAGGGGACCATCTCAGGCGTCGATTCGATCAAACCGCTCTATGGCGCCAAGCGCGGACGCGACATCTTCTATGGTGCCAAGGATAACCAGCCCATGCTGGTGACCACACCGAACGCGTCGGTCCCCGGCTTCGCCACCCAGGTCGATGACGAATAATGCCAGCCCTGGTCAATTTCGGCGACACCGAGATCCTGTCGATCATGCGATCGGTGATACTGGAATGGCTACCGGCAGGCGTTGACGTGATCAGGGCGTATGGCAACCGCGTGCCTGAGCCGCTCGCCGCGGACTTTTGTGTGCTGACGCCGTTGCGCCGCGAGCGGCTGTCGACCAACCGCGACAGCAACATCGACATCAAGCTGACCGGTGGCATCGCGGACGGCACGCTGACCGTGGAGACCGGCGGTCCGGTGCAGGTAGGGTATCCGCTCTACGGCCTCGCCGTGGTCCCTGGAACGGTGGTGACGGCGGCGCTGCCCACGGCTGGGCCACGAGGCAGCTACACCGTGACGCCTGCCCAGGACGTTCCAGCGGGCAGCAGGATCTATGCCGGTCGCCATGCCATGCTGCATCCGGCTGACTGTGTCTATCAGTGCGACGTGCATGGCCCAGGCTCCAGTGCCAACGCGATGGCGATTGCGACGACGTGGCGCGATGAATACGGCTGTCAGCGGTTCCTCGACGCATCCGGCGCGCTGGAGATGCAACCGCTCTATGCCGACGATCCGCATATGGTGGCGTTTCAGAACGCCGAGACCCAGTGGGAAGACCGCTGGATCGTGGATCTGCACCTCCAGGCCAACGTCGTCGTCACGGTCGGCCAGGAGTTCGCCGACGAGGTGTTGATCCGCATGTTCCCGGTCGACCTCTTCATCGTTCCCTGAACGAGCAGCGCGCGCGAACCGCGCACGCATTTCCGGCTTCCACAATAGGAGACTGCTATGAGCGGTTCAGCGATCCCCGCCGCACAAATCGTATCTGTCGTTCCGAGTGTCCTGAATGCCGGTGGCGTCGGTCTCGACCTCAACGGCCTGATACTCACGCAGGATCAACACATCCCGTTGGGGGAGGTGTATTCGTTCCCCGATCTGACATCGGTGCAGTCGTTCTTCGGCCCGACCAGCTATATCTCGGCGCTGGCCAAGACGTATTTCCTGGCTGATATCAACGCCACCAAACGGCCCGGTCAGTTGTTGATCGCATGCGTTTACTACAACCAATGGGTGCCAGCGTGGCTTCTGTCGGCACAGAAGCCGACGCTGACGATAGAGCAGTTGCAGGCGACCACGCCCAACAGCACGTTTACGTTCAGCGTGAATGGCGTATCCCGCACCACGACGCCGATCTCACTGTCCACCGCAACTTCGTTCTCGATGGCGGCGGATATGATCGGCGCGGCGACCAAGATGGATGATGGTTACGTCTATAATCTTCTGACCGCGTCGTTCTCCGCCGGGACCATGACGGTGACGGCGAACGCGCCGTATGCGCCCTTTAACGCCACGGGACTTTACAACGTCATGGTCGGTGATTGCCTGTTCGGTCCCGGCATTCCGCCCGGCACCTATGTCACGCAATTCGTCAGCGGCGTCTCGCCCGGGGCCAGCACTTGGAAGGTCAATCATTCGTTCACGCTCGCATCACAGGCGGGCATTCATGTCGCGCGCAATCCCTGCAACTACGACGCACAGACCTACCAGTTCAAAATCACGGGCGCACAGGGCTGGATGCGAGCCAACGCGGGCGACCCTGACGGTTATCTAGTGACAATGAGCCATCTCACCGGCTGGGCAGGCAATCTGGTCGGCGTGATCGGCCTGAACCAGGGCAGCGGCGCACGGCTCAATGCGGTTGGCACCGGTTATTCTCCGGGTGCCCACAACCCCAGCGATGGTGTGGCTGGGCAGATGGCAAGCATCCTCAAGGTAACGCAGAACTGGGCGACCTTTATGCACACCTATGAGGTGGACAACGCCACCACGGTTAACACCGGTCGCCAGCAGTATGCCTCCTGGGTCAACTCGACGCAGAACAATTATATGTATGCCTGTTGGGACACCGACGTTAAGCCGACGCTGTCAAACAGCGAGAAAGACAGCCTGGGCCAGATTCTCAATACCGCGATATCATCCGGCACGGCGGTAATCTACTCACCGAACGTCACCAATGGACGCAACCTTGCGGCGTTCATGATGGGCACTATCGCATCGATCGATTTTGAACGGTTGAATGGTCGCAAGACCATCGCCTTCCGGGGTCAGAGCGGCATCACACCCGATATCATCAGCGGTCTGGTCGCATCCAATCTGGAGGCGAACCACTATAATTATTACGGTATCTGGACGACGGCGAACGATCAGTTTCGCTTCATGTATCCAGGCATCGTGTCCGGTCTATACAAGTGGATAGACAGCTACATCAACCAAATCTGGATGAACAACGCGTTCCAACTGGCGTTGATGGAACTGCTTACCCAGAGCGGCTCGATCCCTTACAACCAGACCGGCTACACGATGATCAAGGCGGCGTGCCAGGACGTGATCAATTCCGCGGTCAACTTCGGTGCGATCCGTCCCGGCGTGACGTTGTCGGAGGCGCAGAAGATCGAAGTCAACAACATGGCTGGCGTGCGGATCGATGGCGTTCTCAATTCGATCGGCTATCACCTACAGGTGCTTGACGCCAATCCCCAGGTGCGCGCCGCGCGCGGCACGCCGCCTTGCACTTTTTGGTATATGGACGGTGGCAGCATCCAGCGCCTCACGCTCGCGTCAGTGATGGTCCAATAAACACCGTTTCGCGAAATCGATAGGAGGTTACAGTGGCAACTATCACTGCCGCGAATGCGGTGTTTATGCTGAGTGTCGAAAGCCTGTTCCCCTCGCCGCAGCAGTTGCAGGGCTTCGCCGCCGACGACGTGTTCAGCCATGCGTTGGTTGCGCCTGTTGAAACCTTGATGGGCGTTGATGGGTTCCTGTCCGGTGGCTGGACGCCACAACCCAAGGTGCAGACGATCGCGCTGCAAGCGGACAGCCCGTCAACCTACATCTTCGACACATGGTATGCGGCACAGGAGCAGGCGCGCGAGGTGTATATCGCGCAGGCGCATATCGCGCTCGCCTCGATCCAGAGATCGTTCTACTGTGTTAAGGGATTTCTAACCAACTATCCGCCGATGGCGGATGCCAGGAAGATCCTGCAACCGCGGCGCTTTACCATCACCTGGGAAGCGATCAACGCGGCGCCAGTGTAATGCCGCGCCGTCGCGACAAGGTCGTGATCGAGCGCGAAGGCCGCGACCACGGCAAGATATTCTGGATCACCGAGATGCCAGCGTCTGCCGGTGAATACTGGGCCGGTCGCTTGCTGACCATGCTGGCGGCGGGCAATGCCGACGTGCCGCCGGGTTTCTTTCAACTCGGCTTTGAGGGCTGCGCTGCATGGGTCGCCGTGCATGGTATCGGCGGTATCGACTGGACGGTGTGCAAGCCGCTGCTGGACGAGATGATGGCTTGCGTGACCATCCAGCCCGACGCGGCACGCAACGTCACGCGCGAACTATTGGAAGACGACATCGAAGAGATCGTCACGCGGATGACGCTGCGGGAGGCATGGTTCGACACCCATCTGGGTTTTTCCGTTCGCGCCAGATATTGGACCTCGACGACGGAACAGTCGGAGAAGAGCAACCAGACTGGGCAGAATATCGCAACCTTGGATCGGGCGCGATCGGGGCGGTGATCTCGGCGAAATACGCCACGCTGTGCGAACTCGACACGGTGTATGGTGTTGCCGACCTTTACAAATTGGCGGAGGTTATCCGCGTGGATAGCTTCAACCAGAAGCTGGCCCATCGGTGGTCAACGCGCGAGGATAGGCGCTAATGGCTGATACGGACGGCTATGTCGGTTTCCGCGGCACCAGCGGGGACGGCTCCGAGACCAACGCGCTGCGGTTTGTGGTGAAGAGCGTGCTGTCAGAGGTGGCGACATCGATGGTGGTCAGGGTCGCTGGCGTGCGCAGCAACGGCGAGGTGGCGCCACCCGGCACGATCGACGTGGTGCCGGTGGTGCATCAGATCGACGGCGCAGGAAACACCCATCCGCATGGCACGATCTTCAACGTGCCGTATCATCGGCCACAGAACGGCACCAACGGGATCATTATGGACCCGAAAGCAGGGGATATCGGTGTGATCGTCTGCGCCTCGCGCGACATCTCGTCGGTCAAGGCCAACAAGGGCGACGCGTCGGCGCCGGGTTCGTTCCGCCGCCATGATCTGGCGGATGCGCTCTATGTCGGCACGGTGATCGCCAAGGATGCACCACAACAGTATATACAGTTCACCGACGATGGTCTGACGCTGCTCACGCCGAAGATCCTGACCATCAAATGCGACCAACTGGTGATCAACGCCGATACCTCGATCACGCTGACCTCGCCCCAGGTCACGGTGCATTCGCCTAATTTCTCCAGCGGAGCCTGACATGGCGGCGGTCGCGCGCATCGGCGATCCTTCCGACCATGGCGGTGTGATCACCAGCGGCTCAAGCACGCGGACGGTAGACGGTATTGCCTGTGCGCGTGTCGGTGATTCGCATAGCTGTCCGCGCCCTGGACACGGCACGACCGCGATCGGCTCAGGCTCACCCTCGACCAACGTGGATGGACGCCCGGTCGCGCGTGTCGGATCTGTGGTCGGCTGCGGCGCGGTGATCAGCGCCGGGTCGCCGACCTGTTCGACGGACTAGCCTAATGGCCGCGATCATTACCCCAGAGGTCAGCGCACCGCTCCCGCTCGACCCAGACCGCAAGAATCCCGAGGCAACCGATGCGCCGCGCGACGGCGGTCCGGTTCCGTATATACAACGCAAGATCGATGTGACATTCTCGCTCGGCACCGGGGACTTTGGCGAGGCTGGACAGAACCTCGTCACGCTGCGCGGTTATCGCTGCTATGTCACGGTGGCGAAAGCAGCCGCCGATGCCGCGACAACATTGTCACTGCGCATCTGGGGGATGAAGTTCTCGCAGATGCAACAACTGTCGACCTACGGCAGAAAATACGAAGCAACGCGCGACAACAAAATTCGGATCGATGCCGGTGACGATGTCTCCGGTATGAAGCTGGTCTTCAACGGCACCCTGCTCGACGCGTATTTCGATGGCAATTCGCAACCTGATGTCGCGTTTCAGGTTAGCGCAAGCGAAGCCTACGTCTCGGCGATCAAGCCAGCGCCGCCGATCAGCATTGCCGGTGCGGTTGACGTGTCAACGACACTGAAGGGCCTCGCCGCCCAGATGGGCGTCACCTTTGAAGATCACGGCGTCGATGCCAAGCTGCGTGATGTCTACTATCCCGGCACCGCGTTGCAGCAGGCGCGGCGGATCGTTGAGCATTCCGGTATCAACTGGAACGGCATCGAGAACGGCACGCTGGCGATCTGGCCGCGTGGCCAGGGGCGCGAGGTCGGCACCATCCCGCTGATCACGCCGCTATCCGGCCTGAAGGATTATCCGACATTCAACCAGATGGGGGTTATCGTCTCGTGCCTGTTCCGCCCGATCAACATCGGGCAGAGGGTGATTGTCAGGAGCAGCCTGTGGGACAACAACCCCGGCGCGCAGGCTCAGATATGGCGGGTCGACCCGCATGGTGAGCGGTCGTTTTACCCGTATACGTATACGTATATACTGGAGAGTGAAGCACCGAACGGCCCTTGGTTCACCACGTTCATGGCGACCACGGTGCCGATGTATTCTGGAAAGTGACCGCCGCGGTCTGATGTAGGAGGCCGCATGCCAACCATCATCGAAGAACTTGCCATGACGCTGAAGCTCGACCCCAAGGGGTTTGAGCAGGGCGCGCAGCAGGCAGAGGCGGCAACCGACAATCTGTTGCAGAAGATACTAGCTTCTCTGCAACAGATCGAGCGGGAGACCACACAGACCGCCGCCAATACCACACGTATCCACAGGACCGCGGCGGACGAGGCTGCGGATGCTGCCGAGAAAGCGGCGAAGGCGCAGGAGGGCGCGGCGAACAGAGCCGCCAAGGCGAAAGAGGACGCGGCGAAGAAGGCCGCCAGGGAAGAAGAGGACGCGGCAAAGAAGGCCGCGCAGTCGCACAAGCAGGCGGCGTCCCAGGCGGAGGAGGCTTACCACAAGACGGCGAACGCGATCCGTCGCGTTGGTGTCGAACTCCTGGCGATGCTCGGCATCTCGCTGACCGTGTCTGCCGTCGAGAAGATGTTTGCCGGTATCAACAAAGCGAACACCGAGGCGGGTTATCTCGCGCGCAACATCAACCTCAATGTCGAACAGCTTTCCGCGTGGCAGCAGATCGCGGAGCGTGTCGGCGGCACGGCGGAAGGCGTCGCCGAGGCATTTACCAAGATTGCGCAACAGCAAAATGAACTAACCTACAGGGGCACCTCGACTATGGTGCCTGCGACGGAAGCTCTGTTCGGCGTCAATCTCATCGGCGCTGACGGCAAGATTCTAAGCGGTGACGCGTTTATCGATGCCGTCCGCGCCGGTATCAAGCGCAAGGGGATGAGCAATACCGACATCGCTTTCAACGCCCAGGAAGCGGGGTTCGGCGGGCTGACGCCCCTCCTGCAAGCCAGCGATGCGGATCTGGCGCGACAACGGGACTTACAGAAGCGGTCTGGCGCCACCACCACCGATGCCGATTCCAAAGCGGCGCAGCAACTCACCAAGGATCTTGGTGAACTGCAAACCGTGGCCATGGGTATCGCGAAGGATTTCTGGCGCGAGTTGGGACCGGCGATCGATAACGTCGTTCGCGGTCTGCGCGATTGGATCGAGAAGAACGAATACTGGTTGCGTCCCGCCGCGATTGCATGGGGCAAGCGGATCGGCGATGCGCTGACGCAGCTTGCGAAAGACTTCAAGACGCTGATGGAAGGCGGTCAGGTCGACGGGTTCCTGGGCAAGCTCATCGCGGTCGGCAAAGCCGCCGATGACACTGCCAAGTTTTTCGGCGGTTGGGGCGAAGCGATCAAGTTACTGGCTGAGATCTGGGCCGCTGGCAAAGTGATCCAGATGGTTGTCATGATGGAGCGGTTTGCTGCCGCCGCTCTCTCTCTTGGTCGCTTGTCGGGTCTGGTGCCACCCGCAGCGCCAGCGGCAGCAGGCGGCGGCGCAGGCGCTGGCGCAGGGGCGGGGGCAGGATCAGCGGTTGGCGGTGTGGCAGGCGCCGTGGTGACTGGCACGATCGTTGGCGCCGGTATTCAGGCCGTGCTGGACGAAAAGGCGCTGATCGATTGGGCGGAAGCGCACGGCTATAAGGTCAACAAACACATAACGCACGCGCCGGATTTTGTCGATCCGTCCGGTGTCAAACTGAACTACCACCAGACAAAAGATCGCTGGCTTGAAGAGCAGCGGCAGAATTACGTGCCACCCGCGCCGCCGGAAACCGGACCTCCGAAGACCGGCCCGATATTCGGCCCGCAGATGACGCCGGAAGAACTGGAACGCAAGCGACGTGAGCGTGAGGGCACGCCAGCGGTTCGGTCGCCAGCAAAGGCGATGGCGGATGCGCAGGCCGCATCGGATGCGGTCACCTCGCAGGCTGATGCTGCGCGGAAGCTTCAGGATGCCGCTGACGACCTGTCAGACGCCGCCGACAACCTGAAGGACGCAACCGAGACGGGGACGGAAGATGCGCCGTCGACGGGGTTCTTTGGGCGCATCTTGCAGCGCCTGGGTATCGGCGGTGGCGGTGCTGGTGCTGGTGCTGGCGGCGGTGGAGGTGCCGGTGGCGGTTCCGGTAGTTCCGGCGGCGTGTCGAATATCCGCGTCGGCGATCCGCGCATAGCGCGTGGCGCGCTCAAGAAGAATCAGGTCGAGGCCTACAACGCCGCTATCGCCGAAGGCATGAGCGATAGTTCTGCCCGTGCCATGGTCGCCAATATGTCCGGTGAGGCGCTGAGCGATCCAGGCAACGTCCACTGGGATGGGAGCCACTGGGCGCACGGCATCGTGCAATGGGACGATGAGCGGTCAGCCAAGATCAAGGAGAGGTTCGGCAAGGCGCCGCAGGAGATGACGGTCGCGGAACAGGTCCGCGCATCGATCTGGGAGATGCGGACCAACCCGCGTTTCAAGAAGACCTGGGACGCGTTGAAAGGCGAAGGCTCGACAGAGAGCAAGGTCGGCACGCTGGTGTCCAACTACGAGGTGCCGGGAGATATCGGAGGCGCCACAGGACAGCGGCTGGAGCTTCTGAAGGGTCTGCCAGAGAAGTTCCCGTCGTCCCCAGGCGGAGCGGCTCCCGCCGACACACCTACCCCGGCGCCCACGCGACCGACGCCCGCCTTCACGCCAGAGGGTGACCCGGTCAACTATCCGCCGACGCCGCTTCCAGCCGGTCTCTTCAAGCCGCCCTTGACGGCCTCGCCAGCGGCGCGCGAGACCCTGGAGGGCAGCAACGCGGCACGCCGCGACGACTGGGCGACCAAGACGCTGGAGCCGGTCGGCGCCTCCACCGCAGCGCAGGGGTGGCAGATGAACAACGATCAGTCCACCAGCGTCGACCAGTCGAGCAGGAGCGTCCATATCGGTTCCCTGCATGTCCATTCCGCCGCCGATGATGCCGCGGGGATCGCCAACGACATCCACCGCGAGATCCGCCGCTATGATTACGCGACCCAAGCCGACACCGGGCTTGCCTGATGTCGGGCAGTATCGGCATTTCGGGCGGTATCTCGGGGGCGGGCAGCTTCAGTCTGGCCGCGCATGCCGGGGTCGGCATCAATCCGGTGTTCGGCTTCGGCGCGCATGGCGGCTACGCCGCCGCACCCTTTCCGGCTGTGCTGCAATTCCCAGGCGTGCCGATGCTGGCAGGCGGGTTCGGCGCCTCGATCGGACTATCAGGCGGGGGTGTGTCGGTCGGCCTCACAGCCGCCGCCCAGACCGGCTTTGCCGGGGTGCAGGGTGGCCTCAGCGTCAACCTTGGGTTTGCATCCGGCACGCTCAACCTGGGCGCCACCGGGGTCGGCGGCTCGCTCGATCTGGCAGACGGCGGCTTCAGCCCCTACGGCCTCGCGCTGCGCTACGCGCTGCCGCCGCTGCTCACCCAGGACCATCCAGGCGGTCTGTTCGCCGGGGCGAAGTGGGGCATCTTCGACAGCAACAGCCAGCCGGTCGCGACCTGGGACTCGGTGATCAAGGTTGATTACCGACACGATATGAAAATATCGGACTTCCCGGTCGAGCAAGGCAACTTCGCCAGCTACAACAAGGTGCAGACGCCCTACGACATCCGCATAAGCTTCGCGGTCGGCAGCGGCGACGGTCTCGCCAAGCGGTCTGACCTGCTGGTGAAGCTGGAGCAGGCGGTGCAGTCGCTGGATTTTTACAGCGTCATCACGCCTGAGGCTGTATATACGAAAGCCAATCTGGTCCACATGGAATATTCGCGCGAGTCAAAGCGCGGCGTGAACCTCCTCGTGGTCGAGGTCTGGGTGCAGGAGATCCGCCCGACTGCGGGCGACACGTTCGCCAAAAACGGCATCCAGAATCCGAAATCCGCCGCCGCGGAAAACCCGACCCACGACGGTTCGGTGCAGCCGACCGACGCGCCATTTGATGTGCCGCCGGGAGATGCGACCACGCCAGCGGGGAGCGACCCCAATCAGTTCCTGGCTGATCAATTCCCACTGACCGGCAACACGCAATCTCAGATGCCGCCGCTGGACGACACAGGCGCGCCGTCAGGACCGGCACCCAACATGCCGATCTCATCCGCACCCGGGACACCGGGTGAGGCAATCCCAGGCGGGACGTTGGTGGCGCCACAAGCCGCCACGACGACGCCGGATATTGGGATAATTTCCTGATGGCGCTTGTTCCCGGCAATGCCGCAACCCCAGGCCTTGGCAGTTTCTGGGCTGACGCATCAAGCGGCGTCGTCATTGTCAACGCCGATCCGCCACCGGCTGGACCGCCCACCGACGCACACGGCAACATCTACACCACGATGCGGGCGGTCGTGCCGTTGCTGACCGTGGCATCGCAGATCCTGACGGTGCAGCTTAACCAGCAGAGTTGCAATCTCAATGTCTACCAACGCACCACCGGACTGTTCATTGATGTCGGCATCGGCGGTCAATTGATCATCTGTGGCGTGATCGCGCATGATCGCTGCAAGATCCTGCGCGATACCTATCTCGGGTTTGTCGGCGACCTCGCATTCTGGGATTCACAAGGGACGCAAGACCCCGACTGGACAGGGTTGAATCAGCGGTATTATCTCGGTTATTTCTACCCCACATAGCAAACGCCCACATGGCGTGGAGGAGGTCATGTGAGTGGCACAACCAGCGTTCCGCGCCCGGTGTTCGGCGACAAGGGGTTTCAGGTGCAACCCCAGGCGAAGATCCTCGCTGGCGTGTTGGCTGACCTGCAAGCGGCATTCGGGGGCAATCTCAACCCGGCATTAGAAACACCGCAAGGTCAGCTTGCCTCAACCGAGACCGCGATCATCTCGGACACCCAGGATCAATTCGTCCTGCTGACCCAGAATGTCGATCCCGCCTATGCGTCGGGCCGCATGCAGGACGGCATCGGTCGTATATACTTCATGGAGCGTTACCCGGCGCGGCCCACCACGGTGCAGGCAACCTGTCGCGGTTTGCAGGGCGTCAAGATACCGGCTGGCGTGCTGGCCAAGGCGATCGACGGGAATTTCTACACCTCGACCGCTGATGGCACGATCGGTGTCAGCGGCACCGTGGTGATCCCGTTCCAATGCAACACCACCGGGCCGATCGCATGTCCCGCTGGCGCGCTCAATCAAGTTTATCAGGTGATCCCCGGCTGGGATTCGATCACCAACGAAGACGGTGTGCCCGGTCAGGATGTCGAGAGCCGCACCGCGTTTGAGAAACGCCGGTTTGACTCAGTCGCTGGCAACTCCGCTGGCATGTTGGCATCGGTGCAGGGTGCGGTGCTGGTCATCCCCAATGTGCTGGACTCCTACACCACCGAGAATTTCAGTAACTCGCCAGTCGTGTCTGACGGCGTCACACTACCGGCGCACTCGCTGTATGTCTGCGTGTCGGGCGGCGATGCCGACGCCATCGCCAAGGCGATCTTTACCCGCAAGGCGCCCGGGTGTGCGATGGCGGGCAACACCCCGGTGATCGTCTACGATGACAACGCAGGCTACTCGCCGCCGTATCCGAGTTATGTCATCACCTACCAGATCGCCGCACCGCAGACGTTCGCCATGAACGTGACGATCGTCAATACAACGCATGTGCCGTCCACCGCGCCGACGCTGATCAGAAACGCGATCATGGCGGCATGGGCTGGCATTGACGGTGGTCCGCGTGCGCGCATCGCCTCGACGGTGTTCGCGTCACGCTATTATGCGTCGGTCGCAGCACTCGGTTATTGGGTGCAACTGGTGTCGATCAAACTTGGCTCGACCGGGGGGCCACAGGCGGTCGGCACCGGCTCGATCACCAATGCCGTGATGACAATCGCCGTGGTGTCCGACACCGGTTTCGCGGTCGGCCAGACCATCGTTGCACCCGGCGTCAAGGACGGCACCAAGATCGCTTCGCTGGGCACCGGAACCGGCGGCGTCGGCACCTATAATCTCAATGTCGCCGTCAGTCCCGGCGTTCCGATCGGCACGACGATAACCTCGATGAACACCGACCTCGATGATGTCACGGTGGGCATTGCCCATATCCCGGTGTTGGCGTCCGCGAACATAACGGTGACGCTGGCAGCAGCGCCATGATCAACTGGCAGGGAACCGTAATAAGTCAATATAATCAAAGCGCAACGATACAGACCTTACTGTATGCGATCAACCAGTGGCTCGACCCGACCAAGAGCCTTGATGATTTCTATAATTTCATCTGGAACGTCGATACCGCGCACGGCTACGGTCTCGATGTCTGGGGTCGCATTGTCGCGGTTGACCGGGTGTTGAACGTGCAACCGCAAAGCCCGTTCTGGGGTTTTACCGAAGCCACCAACGTCAGCGCATGGCCGTTCAATCAGGGGATATTCTACAGGAACGAGGTGCTGCTGACACAGATGGAACTGAGCGACGAAGGCTTTCGCGTGCTGATCATGGCCAAGGCTCTGTTCAATATCATCAATGGCAGCATCCCGGCGATCAACCAGTTACTGGTCAATCTGTTCAAGGGGCGCGGTAATTGCTACGTGGTTGATAACCGCGACATGACGATGCTGTATGTTTTTGAGTTCATACCGACCAACGTGGAAGCGGCAATCATCACGCAGTCAGGTGTGCTGCCGCGACCGACCGGGGTGTCTGTCGCGTTTACATTCAAGCCATCGCCGCAAGCTGTTATCGGCGGCGCTGGCAGGGTGCGCGCCACCGCAACGTAAAGGGGTGACTGCATGCTGCGTGCAAATGTTCCCATCAAGATGCCGACGACGTGGGGCAGCGGCGCCAAGCCGGGTTATATCCGCACCGTTGGCAATCCGTCGCAGATCGGCAAAATCGACGGCGCGGCCTCATTTACTGATGGTTTTCCGCCGCTGACCTTCACACCGGTCGCGGCAGGCGGTGTGCCGCCGTTTGGCGCCGATATGAACGGCGTGCTGAACCAGATGACCCAGTGGCAACAATGGGTGCAGCTAGGCGGGCCGATCCGTTACGACTCGGTATTTCAGAATGGCGTCTTCCCCGGCGGCTATCCGGCAGAGGCGCGCGTCGGTTCCAACACCACGACGTATCTGGTCTGGCAATCGACCGCCGATAACAACGTCACCAATCCCGACACCGGCACTCAGGTGAACTGGCAGACCCCGGTATTTCCCGATGTCTCCAACACCACCAAGATGAACCCCGGCCTGACCATCACGGGTGCTACCGCCTATGGCGCCAATCTTGCGTTCGTCGGCAACGGCACCGTCACGCCCCGGAAGTGGCTGCGCGCGTGGAACGGCAATTTGAGCGTAATGAACAATGCCAATCTCAATGAGATATTCACACTGAACGACGCGGGCGATCTCAGCAATCTTCGCAACATCACCGCTGCCGGGAACGTCTCGACGCTCAACCTGTCGGTTTCCGGCAGCACGACGACCGGCGACATCACCGCGTCCGGTGACGTGACATCGTCGGGCAAGCTGACCGGCGCTTCGCTGGCGGTAACCGGTGCCGCAACGGTCGGCACGTCGCTGACTGTCGGTGGCGCAACGACACTGAACAACACGCTCACCGTGGCAAGCGCGACCACGCTGAAGACCACACTGACGGTGACCGGTGCCACGACGCTGTCTAGCTCGCTCAGTGTGACCGGCACGACCAGCGTCACGGCGCTGTCAGGCACATTGACGGTGACCGGCGCG